TGTTCATACTAGTAGTATGGCATAGAATCGGTGGTTTGTCAAGCATCGGTGGACACTTGTAACATTGGTTCACACTCCCTCTGATTCCTCATCAGTGATTGCTTCAATATAAGTTAATACCATATCAATTGACATGTCATTGTTGTAACAATCGTTGAGTGAATCATACCAGAAGTCAACATGATCTTGTGTTGTTGTTGTTGAATCATAACTCATGGAATACCTCCACAGTGTTGGTGACAATAATACCATTTAGTTTTGCTGGTTTGTTACGCTTAGCACGCTTCTGTACATCACACCATAATAGTGTACGCATTGGTTTATCATTCAATATGAATGTTGTGTCTTTCAGTCGCAGTGCATTACCTCCGTTGGTTATGTACATAGTATGGCACAGTGTACAACCAAAGTCAATACCTCGTGTGCACTTCGTTAACTGGCGTAAACAGATAACGTGCAATATTTACACGGATACGTGTACCTAATTAAATATTATTTACCACGGTTAATCGCTCGCGCTACGCGCTCGCTAATTCCGCGCCATGTTAACACATAGTGGACATGATTGCGGAAGCGAGCGTAGCGAGCGGCAACGATCAATATATTTAATACCCCTATGGGGGTAATATTTGTGTTACTTATATGATATATGGGTTGACAAATTTATGTCATTTTTTAAGGAGCCTTTGCTCGTTAGCGTAAGGTTCCGACATGACGAAACCAGTATAATCGGTAATATACTGTGGAAAGTAGGACCAAACAGGTAAACACTGTTTAATATTATGATAATTGGAGGTACACATAGTAATAAACAGTGCTAAGCAGTTAAGAGCTTGTTGAAGGGAGACTAACATCAAACATTGCGTTATAAACGATAGGGAATTGCTGTTGTATGAGTGATTTAACGTTATCTGCTATCAGTTTGTGTTCATATTGGGTACCATTAGCACATCTCAGGTCAGTATAGTGCAACCATGAGCGAAGGGTACCGTTCATATAGAGTTTAGTGGGAGTTGATAGTGGAAGAATGTCTCTTGCACACTCTTTAGCAACACCATGATCTAACATATCTGTATATAAGTCTAGGGATTGTTTATATAACTCTTGAGTACGCATTTCAAACTGTTGTGTAAGGAATGGATCTAGATCATCAATACTATTCTGTCTATTCTTAGTATCTTGTCTACGCAGGTTAGGCAGTTGGGGAGTATTAACGACTTGAGCGTAACGTTGTGAGAACTCTTGAAAGGAGAAGGAACGGTGACGTAATATTTGACTAGCAACACTTCGGGTTGTGTCAATCTGTACACACATATTAACCATTTCAAAGGGAGACCAATGCTTATGTTTAATTAGATATTTAATAAGACCTGTATAGTTATCATTATCTTGATTAGATGGGTTAGATACTCTAGCCATATAAGCTATTAATGATTCAGCATCGGGTGTTACGTGAACGAGTTCTACGTTATGCATACAGTAGTATAAGTTGTGATGGGATTAATAAAGAGTGGTATTAGGAAGTATAATATATACTCCAAGATTCAGTAGTATTAAAGGAGGAATGAGAGCTTGTCTCGAATTCCTCCCTTTGAGCAGTCGGGTCCACCCTTCCCTTCTGCCTATAAGGGTCGGACCGTTTTAAACCCAGTTAGGGACTGAGTTTTTAGAGTTACCTTTAGCTTGTTGTCTTTGTGTTAAATTCATACCCAATACTAAGTGATTAGCAGAGGATTGAGGGTCGTCAAAGAACTCTTCTAACATAGCATTCCACTCTGTACGTTTACGATCTTTAATAGCTTCTAGGGCAGAGATACCCATAGCATCTGTAAAGTATTTAACACCTTGAGATAGAGCGTCTAGTCTATCATCATGTCTAATTGCACCTTTTTCACGACACATCCTAGACATTTGATAGAATAACATGTATAGTAGTCGTTCTTCTGGTGCAGCATCAGGATTAGACTTAAAGTCTTTTTCAATTACGGACCGGTCAATAACGAGTCGATGTTGATTGAGGATGGGTTCAAGGGAATCGATGATTCGATCTTCTTTTCTAACATTTGCTCTGACTTCTTCAATATCAATTCCTTGCTTTGTTTGTTGAAGATGTTTGCGGAACAACTCGCTAACAATCCCGTCACCAAAATTAGTTTCAATGAGTAGCTTAGATACGCCATACTTTTTACAACCTTTTAGAATATCGAGTAGTGTTTGGTCGGAGTACCCGTCTCTGTAAGCTCGCATGTCGTGCAAGTACAAGAAACCGTTGCGTTGCGAGATAAAAGCTGCTGCTGTTTCATCCGTTCCACGGCCCGACGGGTCAACCGAACATATTGTCTCTTGGTAAGAGTCCCACTCTCCTTGTAACTGCATTGGAGAGTAGAAATAATCTCCAGGTAGACCAACTGTTGGGAGGTCTTTGATGACGTTTTGGGGATCGGAGCACCAAACGACGGATTCTGGAGCAGTAGTGGGGTTAACAGAAGTGACAATAAGGTCAGCACATTTAAGGGGGAATTTTTCTGCATCAGATAAGGAGGTGTCTAACATAAATTGTAGCATGAAGTTCGACCGTCCCATGGACGCTTCACGCTCTACCAGATCATCATTATCAAATCTATCATCTGTTACTTCCCATTTCTTAGCACCTTTATCGATGTCTTCGACAAGTTGTGGTGCTAAGAGACCTTCGTATTGACTAACTTTACGAGGGTATCTAGCAGGCCAAACGAATGGTTTGTAAGAACGTTCTGCTAGTTTACGATATACAGTAAAGGTAGTCTGAGGTGTTCCGAGGAACATAATACGGCTATCTGGTTTAGGAGTGAGAATAGATTCAGCTTCTGTGCAGAGTTGAAGAAGTTTCTCCCTCATAAATTCCGTCATTGAGTTGCCGGGAACTTCTATGTCGTCAAGAATCATTAAGTCAGCGCGAGAACCGGTCAGTTGGCCTGTAATCCCGACAGACTTGACGGAAGGTGCTTGGTGTGGGGAACAAGAAACGTCGAAGCTTATACGCGACCAACGAGAGTCGTCGCCTTTGGGTTGTAAATGCTTTAACCATGGTGTTTCAATAATTAACTTTTGAAGAAAGATAGACATGTTATCTGCACGTTCTTTAGATGCAGAGATAATCATTATCTTTTTTTCGGGGTTAATAAAGAGAGTCCAAAGAACAAAAGCACCAGTAATCCAGCTCTTACCAACTCCCCGAAATGCTTGGATCTGTAAACGCTTTGGACCATGTTGAAGGTAATCAGCAATTGCATATTGGGCACGTGTAGGATTTGGTAGGTCGAGTTCATTCCATAAAGCCTGTAAGAATAGCTTAAAATCGTCTTTAAGGAGGTCTAAAGTGTTCATAGGTACAATCTAGCGTAGAGTAGGTGAAAGGGTGGTTAGAGGGGCTTACAGGGCTTCCTGGTCACGTTTAGCGCCATACCTGCCTCTACTTGGTTTAGGAAAGAACAATCTAAAGGCGCCATTTTGAATTCTTGTTTTTAATGGAATTTGATTTTGTTCTTTAGCTTGTTTTAAAACAGTACCAAAATCTTCTCTTTCATTAAAAATAGGACCAGCATCAAGGTTTTCAATAGGGTTTTCCGCTTCTACCACAGCACCAAATGCTTGAGCTGGTGAACCACCAGAAGCAAGAGTAGCAGTACCAGCAACAACACCACCAATAAGAGGAACACTTAAAAATCGAGCAGCTCCACCTTTTATATTTAAACCAGCTTTCAAAGGTTTTCGTAAAGCAGAAATACCTTCTGTTGTTCTTATACTTCGATCAAACGGGTTACCATAAACATCTAATACTTCCTCACCACCACCTAATTTAATTGTTTCTATTAAATCAGTTTGTCTTTTAACAGCTTGAGGAGAAATATCTGCGGCTTCTGATGCAGCTGTAGAAATAGCTCTTGAACGATTTAGTTCTGCTAAACGTTCTTCTAGTGTTGCAGTAGCTGGTAACTCTTGAGTTTTTGCTAGTAAATTTTTATAATCTACTTTACCGCCTTCACCAGGATGATATAATGGGTGAGTTGCTTCAGAAACATCAAAGAAATTTTTACCACTAAGACCTGTAGCTAATTCACCACCTTGATCTTGAACAGCTTGTATAATATCCCTTCTCATACCAGTAGGAGCTGTTTTTACAGCCCCTAAAGTTTGCATTGTAGAATCACCGTGGTGAATACTAGATCCACCTTTACTAGACGGTCTGGTATCTAAAGCCCATGCATCCATCACTTTACGAGTATGTGAATGGATTCGCTCTCCTAACTGTTTGTTTGTAATCCCTTCAATGTTTATATCAGCATAAGTAGCTGGTGCTTGATATAAATCACCTAACCAACGATTAATTTTACCGTATTCTTTTTGAAGTTTAGCTCGACCTGTTTTATCTGTTTTAGGTAGATCTTCTTTTAATTCCATAAGCTCTAATTGTCTATCAAGAAGCCTACGGATCATTTCTTCGTTTTTTTCAAACAAATCCCGTTCAGATAACGGAACTCCAGATAAATCCATTAATTAATATACTCCATAATTAAGTGTTCACGGAGTTTATTAACTCCAAATTTGGCTCTCATCCATGAT